ATAATTCAGGCTGGCCTTGTATCTTTGCCCTTTCTAATGAGTGTGGCTTAATTATAAGACCAACCCTCTTAACTGCTCTTGCAGGTAGTAAGTTTTCTAGCTGTCTAAAGAAGCCTTTATTAAAGTAGTTTAATATCTTTGCAAATTCAAATGCATTCCCTGGTTTAGATAACTTCTTAAAGTATTCGTGCCTTAAAGAAGATAGTAATGGATATGTTGTCTTATATCTATCTCTTGGATCACCAACAAAGTCATCAACTCTGTTTTCACCAAATTGATATGCTATATCTAGGTCTGTGTTATCAGAGGGTGATAGTGCTATCTGAATAATATTAGAATCTTTTCCAACGAAGTCTAGTGAGCTTGAGTCATGACTTTTATTTGGAGATAAGAATCCGTCTTTATATGTTTCTAGATTTCTTATCTTTCTATCACTTCTCTTGTTACCAATCGAATTAGGTACAGATATATAATGTTCTTCTATTTGTTCTTTATAGTTTCCATCTGCGTCTGTTTCATTCCTAAAATTATTAAAAGTTGCGTAGCTTGGTGCAGAAGTTCCTGTATAAAAATGGGATGATGGATAAGATTGATTTGGGTGGCTTGAGCTAATTTGTGTTTCACCTTCCGTCACATGATGATTATATACGTTACCATCAGACCCCAGTGGGAATCTTCTAGTTAGTGTATCGTATGAACTTGTATAGTGATTACCAAAATATGCTGTTGGTGCCATAGTATGTTTATGAAATGTTTCTTTGCTTATTTCTTCTGCATATTCTCTATATTCTTGTAATGAACCTGAAAAGTTCATATCAGGAGTATCTGTGCCATAGCTCCAACCGCTACCAGTTGTAAAGTGTCCAGCCCAAGTACTTGTATATGATGGAAGGAATAATGAGGAATATCCTAGTCCGTATGAGGTTTTCCCTAAAGCAGTCTTAAAGCTATCATTATAGTCCTCGGGGAGGCCTCCAGCAGAACCTTCAACAAATAATGTTGCACTTCCGCTATGTGTTATTTGATTATCTTCATGATCGCCAGACTTAGCACACCTTAGTGTATAAATTACATCTATATTTCCAGCTGTGACCGGTACATCTGTTGATAGCTGTATATTCCACCAATCGCCATCAAATATAGGTAGTCCATCTACCGATGCAGAAACAACAGGATCAGAGTCTGCATCTGCTAAATAAAACTTAACCGAACCAATACTTCCAGTCCCACCACCTACAGGTTGTAAAAGTACACCCCACTTATTTTGTGACTGAATTAGTGATTGAGGGGTTAGTTGTCCAGACTGGCTATATGACTTAAACCTTAGCTGTATTGTTTGAGGGGAAGCATTAGATGCAAGGCCATTGATATTTGCTGCGTTCTGTGTATCTCTACCTAAACCAATAAATGCACTTTCACTTATATGTATTGCATAGTTATGCTTTGTTAGCTCCTGGAAGTCGGTTCCATCAACTGGTGCACTACCTCCAAACTCCTGAACATTCATAAGTGTCTTTGGTATTCCATAGCAAGACAAGAATGTATTTATACTTCTTTTTGTACCCTTACTTTTTAATAGCTGAGGTAAGTTGTTAAGAACTCTTTTCCAAATTTGCTTATCTACATCTTCAAAGCTAGGAGTCTCCTTTCCTGAAGCATATGAAACAGAACCTCTATACCTTTCTGGTTGTGTATATAAGTCTTGTATTGATTGAGTTGTCATTGCCCTACCATATATTCTTACATCATCTAAACTTCCCGTAAACTTGCTTAGAACAGGAGTGTCAGTGCCTCTTGCCAAACCTCCAATTGTAAAGCCTTGTCCTGGAAAGTCAACTCCGTGTATTGTTGGGCCCCAAGCTTGTGAACCAGACTGATTCATATCATATGATGCATCTAGTCCGGTATCATAATCTTTTGTCTCAACTTGTACTCCGTTCCTCCAAAGCTGGATAGCATCAGTAGTTTTTGTTTTGTCTACAGTATACACATAATGATTTAGTGACCCAGTTGCTTCTGAGTTTGTCATTGTATGTTCAATATAATTTGATGATCCATCCCTTTTGTGAAAGTATAATCTTTGGCTAGACTGCCCAACTTGTTTAACTACAGCAAACCCACAAAAAGTTTCATCACTCCCATCATTATCTGAGTCTCCGTGAGACCTCCCATCACATATATACATCTCTTTTGGTGCATCAGTCCACTCATCAAACTTAGCCCAGTAAGATAGTGCAAAACTTCCAGAACCTAACCATTTGTCATTATATCCATCTATATTTGTATTAACAGCATAATTTTGAAATGACTCAGATGTTGATGTAAATCTTGTTGCAAGGCCGAATGCTCCTGGTACTGTATTTTGTACCTCAAGGGCAGCCATATTAACATGATCTCCTCCAGCTATATCTTTTGTTTGTGATACATATTTTCTTTTATACTTACTACTGTCACTATATGAGTATGCTCCGTCAGAGTTTTCATATCCTACCCTTAATAATAGGTCATTATAATATGATTCAATTTCAGTTTCTGGTATATAGCTACCACTTGAGTCTGAGCCTTCTACATATTCCCATAGCTCTGATAGATCGAATCCCGGTTGTAGTGTCCAGCCCATACTTTTTGCAGCTTCATATATTAAATCTTTAGACATGCCATCATATAAGCTTTCATCTCTATTATTTATTTTTGCAATGTGCTTTATATATGTATATATAGAATCAAAGTGGTGCCCTATCATGTCAACAAATAATAAATAGTCAGAATTATTTTCATCTAACTTTATATGGTCAGGTATTTGCTCTTTAAGTGTGTGTGGGTTATCATTGTCATGCAGGCTTGCAGTTGCAAGCTGTCTTGTCATCCAAGCTGTTGCTTCTGGTGATGTAGATGATGCAAGTGTATATGGCTTTAAGCTATTTGTCTTTGGCCAAGTAGAATTATAGTATGATACATACCCAACATTAGATCTGTTTTCATCTGTGTCAAGCCTATTTTTGTCTTCACCAGCAGAGTGGGATGAGTAGTATAAGTACTTTTCATATCCATCAAAACTTACTTTAATGTCATTTAGCTTTGTCTCATATATTGCTTTATTCTGTAAGAATTCAACTGAGCCAGAAGCTCCACCATGTAATAGGCCTGAGAGCTGAGAAGATACAAATTCAACTTGTGACTGATAGTATTCTATTTGTTGTGCTTTTAGCTTAAAGTTATTTAGCCTTTCTTTTGCAGAACTAAAGCATACAAAGTTTTCATAGTTTCTATAGTCTACATTAAGTGTTGCATTTACATTACTTGAGCTTAATATAGAGTTCTTTATACTTTGAGTAACACTACCAGTTGCATTTAACAGTGAATCTTGATTTTTATATTCTACAGTTCCAGCTTGTGGTAATTCATTATAGTTGTATCTAAATGCTGGCTGTCTAAGCCTGTTATGTTCTTCTTCTTGCTCCTCTTGAAGTTGTACATTTATTGTTGTAGTGAATGGTAGTAGCTTTTGATGATAAAGATTTAGTATACTTCCTTCATCAAGCTCTTCTGGGAGTGGTTGTGCTAGTCTTAATATAGTAGAGTTGCCTTTACCATATTTATCTCTTGCCCAAGATACAACCATGCATTCGTATGTTGCATTAAACCAAGCAAGAGCAGTTTGTTGTATTATATCTTCATGTGCATATTCCCCAGCATCCGACCATTGCTTAAACTTTGCAACAGACACTTCGTCATCTGTATATGCTAATTCTACTCTTACCTCTCTTCTGTCTGCAGATATTTGAGACATTATAAATGTTGCATCTGTATTAAATATCCTTTGATAGAAATTACCTACGATTGCATATTCACCATGTGTTATTTGAAATTCATCTGCAACTAAGCCATATAAATCTATCTTAAATTTATTCTCTGAGAAACCAGTGTATTGCTCCTCTGAGTCCCCAGTATATATAAATTGTATTTCATTGTCTTGATAGAACTTTAGTATAAAAAAGTCATCAGTGTCTGGGCCTAATATCATAGACTCATCTGTAAATCTTGAGAGTGTTTGATGCCAAATTTGGTGTGGTAGAGAAACTACCCTTTCATCAAATGTATATCTAGGATCTTTTACACCATCATCTAAGAATAGCTTCATTTTTGTATCTCCCTGTAGTCATCAAAGTTTGTTCCGGATGTACTTTCAAATCTAATTTCATTTTCAAATACCCTAAACTTAATGTGTATCTTTCTTATATCGTTCTTGTTAGCTATTGCAATTGAAGTTGGGCCAGTATTATAGTTTGGTGTAATTTTTCCACCTGCAGTTCTTCCAAGCTTTGTCAGTTCTATTGTTGGTGGGAATAACATACTTGACCAGCTATAAAAGTTGGTTTCATGTAGCTCTCTAAGGGTATATGTTCTCTTTCTCTCTCTATAATTAACACCTTCAGCATCTTTCTTAAACCCAAACTTTCCGTACTTTGCTTTTGTTGTGTGGCCAAATTGAGATGCAAATAGGTCAACCTCTATCTTCCATGTGTCTTTATAGTACTCAGGTATTGATTCATATTCTAAACACTCAAAGTGTAGCATAAATCTGTGGTGAGCCCAGTAGCCAGACCTTCGGCCTGTAGAGTTTGTCTTTGCCTTGTCTACTACAAATAAGCCTCCATGCCTAGTACTTGGCCTAGTCATTAGATCATCCCAAGCCCAAAAGTATTGCTTTTGACTTCTGTATGCTGTAAATTTCTCTGATACCCTGAATCTTCTATTTACTGATATACTGCCTAAGTCATTATAAACTTCTGCAGTTAATGTTTGTATTACCTTATCTTTTCCTCGACCTGCATTAAATAGCTGGACGTATTCATTTCCTCCGTAGTTGCCTTCCTTGATAACATCTCCATCTAAGTAAAACTTATACTTTAGGCCAGTTGAGACACCTTTTTTTGTTTCAACGTCAATATAATTAACTGCATCAAATATAAAGAATAGTGCATGACTATCACCTGAGAATTCATAGATAAAGTCTGTTAGGTTTTCTGCTTCTGGAGAGGGAGAGTCGGGGTGTACCCAATAGTCAGAATCAGGTATCTTTTGACCTGCCTGGTCAGTTACATCCCTAAAGTTTCTTGCACCTATTTTTATTTGTACTGGCTTAGAATCTGGAAGGGGATTGTCTGCAAGTAATTCATCAGTGATTTTACAATCAATCTTATCCCTAAATGTTTGAGATTCAAACTCTATATTATTAGGTGGTACTTCTATAATTGGATATCCATCAGCCTCTTTATCAATTAAAAACCTGCCTTGGTTATCAAATTTATATAGTACATCAGATTCATCTTCAAAGATGCCTGGTATATTTCCGAATCCAGATTGATTAGTGAATTGTGGCATTTCTGCATTCTCAGTCTCTATTAATGCTTGTGCAGCATCTCTTAGACTTTGGCCTTGAAGTCGAATACTTGTAACAAGCTTCTCATCTTTCTCAATAACAGCAATCTGGTTTGCAATTGCGTTCTCATCTGTTGGTGCAAGTATCCACTTGCCCCCTGTAGTCTTCTTTTCTTCTTGTACCTTAATTCTCATATTACACTACCTCAAAGTGGTCTTTACTATCAAAGAATTCAATTGAACCTTCTGCAACTCTGTTGTATACTTTGATTATTGGTCTATATATTCTATCTTTTGGGAAGCCTTCAAGTGGTAAATCAAAGTACATACCTTCACCGTCTGCAGACACCTTAGTAAATGTGTCATCAAAGCCTATTATCTCCTCATCTGTCTTTACATCAACAATTGAGTATATTGAGCTTGCAGCTGTAAATGTTTTAATATTATCAGCTTGTGGAGAAGTGGAGTAAGATGCTGTTGGGAATGATTCTCTAACAACAGGCCTTAATCTTATTGTAGACCTACTATCATACTTACCTGAATTTCCCTTATAATATACTGTTGCTTGAACTGATCCAATTGTTTGCTTAGATGTTGACCAAGTGTAGTCATCATATTTAAGCTCTAGTCTAGGCTGGTATATTGTGTTTGTGTCATTTGAGAAAAACCTCTTTGGGCCCGCAAATGTTGTGACAAGGTCTCCCTTTTCAGCTGTTGGAGTATGCATAATCATTAAACCATTTATGTCAGATTCTCCATGCACTGTTTCACCAGACTCAGTAATTATACCCTGTAATACAGTTACGTCAATTGTTAAGTCCCACTTATCAGCATCTTTATAAGATGTAGAGCTAGGGTATTGTATTTCTGTGCTACCACTATTACTACCTGTATAGAAAATAGGGCCTGGTGCTGATGATTGATATTGGTAGCTTTGAGTTGTCCCTGCAGCTCTTAGAGTTGCCTCATCTGCTGCTCCTATATTATGTGGAATTGTCACTAATCTATTAGCCCAGCTTACTCCCCCACCATTTGAAGGAACTTGTGGGCTACTAAAGTACTTATCTGTACCTTCAACCCAACTTTCTTTTATTTGGTTTGCCTGAATAGCTGTACTATAGTCACCTATCTGATTCTCTACATTTGCAGCAAACAATCTTACACTTGCGCTATTATAATTATTTGTGTGCTTATTCCATGATATTAGAATTCTAGAAGCTTGATTTGTCTCCATACCCCAATCACTTGCCTTCCTAACTCCTAGCTCTAGTATCTCATCTACACCAGAGTTTAGAGTGTTATTCCATTCATATATTGATGTTGCTCTATCTATTTTCTTTATAGTTATCATAATTTATCCCTAGTAGTTAACTACTCTTCCTATAATATCCTTTGAAGGATATTTTATTTCAAAGACACTAGGGTCAAGTGATGGGTATATCATACCTTGTCTAGTAGCTTCATCCATATCATATTTATTACCAGAGTATCCATCACTTGATCTCCACTTATTTTGATATCTTACATCTATAACAGATTGTACACCTTCAATTGATGCTAAGTCTAATACTATATCCTTCTTAATAATTGGCTTTCCAAAGTGCTGCTTTTGTGTGTCAAATCTAACCTTTAGCTTTTCTATTGCCCTAAGTAAAACTTCATTTGAGTTAAATGAAGGTAGTACAACAATATCAAAGAATATACCAAAGTTAATAATGTAACCATCCTTTATATTTACTGCATCAGTTAGCATTCTGTATTGTGATAAGTAGTTTTTAAGATTTAGCTTTGTTGCTGAATTTATTTCTGTTAGATTACCTCTAATGTCTTCACCTAGTGTGTATAAATTAACTGCTAATGGATTTTTTACCTCATCAGCAGATTGAGCATTAAGCTGTTGATCTTGTATTACATATGCTTTGGATATATGGCCGAATCTTTGTGGTAGAGACATTGCCCTAAGCATATAATCATCTTTAGTAACTATTCTTTTTTGAGCAGAGAAGTATGCCAGTGCATTTCTTTTAACATCTTCTATAGACTCAGGTCCTGAGCCTCCAGTTGCAGGTTCCTCATTTATAACAGCAACTGATGCCTTCACTATTGCTGTAGTTGCAGCATTTAGCCCTTGATCATCTAATTGTTTTGTCATTGAATCTACAGCATTAATCTCTTTTGAGTTAACATTACTTGAGATGCCACTTCCAACTCTGTATGTTATTGTTAATGTTGTGTTTGTTGGTGCTAGTCCATAGGTTCTAGAATATAAAAAGTTAGAAGGGTCAAATGCCTTATCTATCTTATTTCTTTCACCTGGTAAACCTGTTGCAAGGTTTTCAGAGTTAGGTAATAGATGTTCATCACTATAAGATGATATTCCAGACCCAAAGTGTAGCTTAAAATTATTCTGTTCAGTTATGCTTGTCTTAAACCTTCTTGGTGTAGTTAGCATACTTAATATCTTAGGTGTTTGAGTCTTATATTCAGATAGTTGTGGATCAAATTCCCATGAGTTTACATCCTCCTTAAATATAGTGTCTTGTGCTAAGTTGTCAACCTCATACCATATATTTCCATCTGAGTCTACAACACTATCAATTGAGATTATGTTATCCTCAACTAGTGTGAATGAGTCATTAGCCTTTCCAGTTCCAAATGATACGTCTTGAGTCTTTCTATCTCCGTGTTCTGTGTCTACATACTTTTTTAGTAGGTAGTATTCTGGTGTACCAGTTGTTTGATTGATCTGATACACACTAACATCAGTTGGAGAGGCAGAAGATGATGCTGCAAAGTCTACTTGTTCCATTGTTTGGAATGCAACACCAGATGAAGTCTTTAATACAGCATCAGAGTTAATTAGCATACAGTATGAAAAGTCTGGCCTTGATGACGCACCAGTATTTATTGCTGGTATTAATTGATATATTGCAACTCTGCATGTTGCTGGTGATGTTACTCTAGGTGTGTAACCAAATGTTTGGGCTATTGAATATACGTTTTTTGATTCTTGAGCTCTATCTAAAAGAGTCTCTTTCATTGAGTAGTCTGTATACATTGACAATACATCACCTACGTATGCTGCCATCTCAATAAACATCATTCCAGGTGAGGACTCACTAAAGTCATTGTATGTATTTGGAAAGTATGTTTTAGCATACTCAATAATTGACTTTTTATAGTCATCAAAGTCTTTAGTTAAATAATTTATATTTTTTTGTGCCATTATGCAACTCCACTTGTTATTTCTAAGACTTCGCTTATGTTGTATTCCTTAACTGAAAAGCCTAATACTATATGTATTTTGTGTTCTTTTTGTTCAACTTCTAGATTTTCAATTCTAGCTAAAGGCATATATCTATCAAATGCATTTCTAATAGAAGTTCTAATTGTTTCGTCTAATTCTGCAACATTATTTTCAAATAGTAAGTTGTATATATCTGTGCCAAAGTCTGGGTTCATTAACCTTTCACCTTTATTGGTTAGTATTAAATTTCTTACATTACTTATAACTTGATCTTTTGTTAGATAGGATAGCTTAAATAGTGATGTACCTTCCTTAACAGGGTCAGTACCTGTTTGTAGACCAGTTGAACTTGTCTCACCATCAGAATATCCAGACTTAGAATTTGAGTCTGATCCAAAAGGCAATAGTATACCAATTGCTTTGCTTTCATCTAAGTCTGCGGGATTTATCAGAGTCGTATCTGGTATAGAAGTTCTCTTTGAGAATCTAGCATTTACAGATGTCTTCCCTGTGTAGTTTTTAAGTTGTGGTGTCCTAGCCATTTTATATTACTTCTTCTTTTTAGACATTGCCTTTACTAATTCAGAGTAGTCTCTTGTTAGTGCTTTGCCTACTGCAGGGTCAATATCTCTACCTTGCATATCCCGAGGTACCATCTGCTGAACTGTTGGCTTACCTCCGCCTATCATATCTTGCATTGATGCAAAACCAGCCCTAGCATCTCCTGAGTCAAAGGACTTTACTGTCTTGTAGTCTTCATTTGCTGTCTCATTGAGGGCAGCATTAAGAGAAGAATTCTTTGTGTAATTAGTTTGTGTTGCACCGTAGCTTTCCATCATTTCATTTTGAGCATCTTGTGCATTATTTTTATTCTTATTACCAAAGATTTCAACAAGCTGTTTCTCAACCTCCTGTTGTACAATCTCTCTTATAACCTTTGATAATTTGTTCTTAGCATTTGCCATATTATTAACTCCTATCTATATATAAATATCTAATATATTGTTTTATTGTTTAAGCTTAGCAACATCACTCGTTATTTTTACAACTTTTGATGCGTTCGTTGCTGGGAACGTGGGGCCTACCCCAGTATTAAATGTTGCAGTGGCACTAGTAAGAGCTTTTAGCTCATTACTCATACCTTCAATTATATCCATTAACTTATCTATATCAACCTTCCACTTTTTTGTTGATATACCTACCTTATCTCCAGATGATATTAGTACTGAGTCCTTCCTTGAACTTAGTATTAGTCTGTCTGATCTCATTATTATTTGATTTCCACCGTATCTATCAACTTGTTCGTAGTCTTTATCTAAGCTTGATTCTAGCTTTAATGTTACAAGAGGAGTTTCTGAGCATAGATATATTGAGTTATCATCACCAACTATATCTTCATTGCCTAAGCCTTCCTCTTCATCTGTGTGACATGTTATCATGATCACTGGTTTGTTCTCTGACTTACCACCAAA